ACCCCCGCCGCCGCCCCCGCGCAACGAACCGCCACCGGAGCCCATTAAAGTTGTTGAGCTGTTAGAACCCCCGCCGCCGCCACCGCCCCACTCCGCTACGTTAGTAAGAACCGAGGACGCGTTACCGGCGACGCCTTGACCGCCGCTAGCGCTAACCGCGGCGGAAGGAAGCCCGCCAGTACCGCCCGAAGTCGTGCCTACTTGGCCCGCGCCGCCGACGCCCGCGCCGCCACCGCCGCCTGTAGCCACGGCCGAGATAGCCCCGCCGCGGCCACCGCCACCGCCGAAAGCTGAAAGATGCGCGCCGAAAGTAGACAAGGCACCGCCACCGCCGTCCCCGCCTGCCGCGCCTGCCGTGCCTGCCGCGCCAACGATTCCGCCGACGCCTATCGTTACCGCTTCCGTACTAGCAAGATCAGCAGCTTGGAAAGTACCTCGAGCATAAGTACCACCACCACCACCGCCACCGCCCTTAGCGACCACCGCCGTAGCAAGAGACGCGCCCCCGCCGCCGCCCCCGCCAGAGCCATACATTTCCACAACCACTATCTTTGGATCGAAGCTAGCAGGCTTAGTCCAAGTGCCAGAAACGCTGAATACCTGAACGTCCGAAGCGGCCGCGTCACTACCCGTGAAAGGCACACCGGCAGAGTTAAACCGAGTGAAACCCTCGTCGTCAAGGACAAACGACTCACCCGCGGCCAGCGTCACTACGTAAAGGTTTACGATGGTGGCGCCGTCAGTGTGAAGCAACGTGACCACGTTAGCAGTCGCCGCGTGATCGTTGCGAACCAAAAGATTCTTGACCGTCCGCTGAGTAGACGCAGCCGGAGCCGCTACCACCGTCGTAGTCGTAGCCGTCGTAATGAGCGTGTTAGTCCGCCCCGGCGTGATCGCCCCCGCGGCGTTATCCACCCAAGACGCGTGCACGTCAAGATCGGCCGCACTCGAGGTAATGAGACGCACCAAGTCAGAAACGGAAGTCAGCAGAAGCATAAGACTACGCCGTCAGAGTAGTAGCCGTGGTAACCGTGTAGGTACCCGCGATACCAAAAGTCTCATCCGGCAAGTCGATACCGAGCAAAAACGTAGTATCGTCCACCCTAAAAAGCCCCGCCCACGCCACCGTATCCCCGGCCTCAACCGAGAAAACCTCGTTACCGGCCAGAGCCATAGAGCCAACCGAAGCCGCGGACCACACGCAAGTCTGCCGCGCGTAGCCACCGCCCGCAATCTCCGAAGCACCAGTAGTGCCAGGGTCCGCCGAGTGGAGGCTCATACGCACCGCCACCACGCCGATACCGTCCAACGCCGCGTTCTTAGCCGAGTTTGCAAAAGCCATTACTAGCCGCCTGCCTTAGCCACTGTCACTACCGGAGTCCCGGTTGCGATAACCCGTACGTTAGGGCCGATAAAGTTAAACCGGCGCGTAGTGCCGCCGAGGACCGGGTAGTTCTCGTCAGCCGCGGCCACCGGATCAACGCCGTCCATCCGAACATACGCCGTCACCGAGCCCGCATGAACCGTAACGTCCACCCGGTCAGCTCGCGTAGCGCCGGTAAGAGTAAACGTCGAAACTGTGCCGCTTACTAGGGTAGCAGTCTGAGCCTTTGCTGCCATGATAGAATCGCCTACTTACTGTTAGCTTTAGCGGGTGGCTTACTTGGAGCTTTTGGAGACTTGATAGGCTCCGGCTCCGTTACCGTACGCGCCTTATTCTTAGCGTCCGGTGCTTTCTTGCCCTTGGCCTCGTCCCGAGCTACCTCGGCATCCGTCCTAGGGTCAACGTGGTCATACTCTTTCTCTGCCATAAGTGTCATACCTTCCTAGTCTGATAACCAAACGGGTAACTAGTGCGCGTACGGGGACACCGAAACCCCGCTCTCCGGCCTCGAGGCCGGGTGCTTACGGTTTTACACTACCGCGCGCCTAAGCCTTAGCTTAGGTCTCAAGCCAAAGGTCAACTACGGCCACGCCTGTAAGAGCGTCCGACTGAGCGACCGAGACGACAAGGCCCGTACCGAACGGCCACCCGCCAGAGCCGAGGTCAGTAGCCGCGGTGGCTGCGTTACCCTCGTCTACACCTGGCATACCGACAGGCTTAGCCGCAATATCGGTAGCCGTGTTAGTCGCCGTAAAGAGCGTAACGCCAGCCGCCGAGTCAGCCTTGATAAGCAAGTCAGTAGTAGCCGGGGCCGAAGCGTGATAATCGACCGCGATAGCGCGGACGAAGCCAGGACGACCGAGCGTGAGGGTGGCAGTAGCCACCGCCGAGCCGGCCACGCCGGCAGAAGTAAGTGTAACCCTATGCTTACGGATCATCGTAAAGCCTTCCTATCTGAGAGGTTCGCTAGCGCGATAGAGTCACGCGCGTAGGACGTACTGAGCTCGAGCGGGCAGGCCGACCACTAGCCGGCAGGGGGACGTGCCACTAGCCTACGGCCCGCCCACTCTTGGCAGGACCGTACCGTAAACGATACGGTCCTGCCGCTAGCGCTTAGGCTAGCGTGAGCTCGCAGAAAGCAAGAGGCGCCGGCACACCGAGAGCTACGCGCTCTTCGATAAGCACCGCGATCTTGTTTTTCTTAAAGTAGTCCGAGTGAGAGTCACTCGTACGGATCGTCACGCCACCGTTACGGGCGAGGAAAGCGCCAGAGCCGAAAGCCCCGACGAGTACCGTGCTCGCGGTAATGACGTTAGACCTGACCACCTTGAGGCCCCAAAGGGTCTCGCCCACGGCCGCGGCAAACGGGCCGGTACCGTAGTAGCGGTCGTTAGCATCCTTGGCAAGAGCCAGCGGCTGCCAGTCTGTAGGGTTAATCACGATGCCATCGGCAAAGTAACCGCCAGCGGTGAAGCACTTGTCAGCCGCCTTATAGATAGCGTCAAAGACGGTATCTGTACCCTGAGCTTGCACCGACGTAGTACGCGCCAGGATGCCGTTAAGCTGGGGGCTAGTCCCGTTGCCGTCGATAATCTCATTCTCTTCCACGACACGGAGAGCCTTGGTCATGCGGGTATTCACGAAGCCGGCCATAAACGGCGCGTCCTCGAGAGTCTGCCGCGTAACCGCTGCCATGCCCGCGATGACCTCAACCTCGTCAGAGACCTGAGCGCCGGCAAGAGTAAAGTTACCCTTTTCCGCACCCTCAGAAGCACCGGCGATAGTGTGAGTCTCGCTAGTCTCGGTGTAATACGAGACCGCGTTTGCGCCCGTAGGAATCACCGGGAGCAGGTCAGCGACAGTAGCCGGGAAGCTAGCAAGCGGCTCGATCTGGTTTACCCGCTGAGCGATCACAAGGTTTGCCAGAGCAGTAGCCTCGTCAATAACGGTAGGCTCCGCCTTAAACTCGTAGCCCTCGGTAACGCCGCGGAACTTAGCGGCCGCAGCTCGGCCAAACTCTTCCGACTTGACGTAAGCGTCGCCCAAAGAGAGGACGGCCTTACGCTCGGCTGGGGAAAAGTCCCCGATGATGGCAGCCTTGAGCTCGCGCTCGGTGGCAACGTCATCACGCATCTGGCCGATAATGCCAACGCGGGCCTTAAGGTCCGCGCGCTCTTCGTCGTTCAGGTCCGTACGCCGAGAGATATCCTTGGCCTGAGCCAAAGCCGCCTCAAGCCGCTTTTCGTTCGGGGTCATTGTGTGACCCTTTCTCCGGCCGCACGGCCGGTTATACGCGCCAGGTCTTGTCTAGGTAACCTCTGCCGCCTAAGCGGGTAGGCTCTGCTAGACCGTGACCGGCGCGTCGCTGGGGGGAGCCTCGGCCGGATCGGCCTCTGGCTCGTCGTCCTCTTCGGTAGCCAGTCCTAGGACTAGCTCAATCTCGGCCGCGTCAAGCGCTGCCAAGAGCTCAGGGTCTAGCGCCACCGGGCCGGCTGGCTCGTCGGTAGGCTCGTCCACAGGCTCTACGGGTACCTCGTCGCCGGGAGCCTTACCCTCAAGGTGGGCCGGGTCATTACAGAGGCCCGCGTCCTTAGCACCGTCAGCGCCAGAAGTCAAGGACTTAAGGACTACCTTAATCGACTTAATGCCGGCGTCGATACCGTCTACCGCCTCGAGCAGAGCCGTCTCATTCTTAGCCGAGATAGCGCGGCCGACCTTGGCCCCGTACGCGTCGTCCATCGCCTTAGCAGCCACGAGCCGGGTAGCGCTGTTAGCGCCCTTAAGTGTGGGGCCGGCTTCGATCAAGTCCAGCTCGAGCAGATCGTTAGCGCCGTCCGTACCCTTGGTCTCTTGCACTACCTCGTAAGCAAACGAAAACTCGCGGACAAGCCGGCCAGACATAAGCTTATACGCTTGGTCCGCCACCGGGTTACCTGTCCCGATATCGACCAAGCCCGTTAGCTCGAGGCCCTCGTCTGTCTCTACCGCCTTAGCCGCGTCCCATGCGCCGATATGACTCATAGGGTCTGACCAATCGTGAGACCAAAGCATAGGGATAGGGTCGCCCGAGTCTTTCCAGCCCTGCAAAGAGGCGCCGAAAGCACCCTTGACTACCCGATCCCCTACCGTATCGACGTTACCGAACGCCGAAACAACGGCCGTAACCTCGCCGGTAGCCTTGCCGGTAGCATCCTTGACGGTACGGAAGGTAGCCTTAAAGTCTTTCGTAAGCATATCGTTATCCAATGTCTAGTACGCAGAGGCAAAACGACGTATCGAACGCCTCGCCTCGAGGGTCACCGGGGTAAAGTAAACCGTTGTCAAACTCTTTACCAAGCTCTGCCGTCATTCCATCCCAGTCAGGATGCCGGCTATTGTCACTCGTCACTACCCAAGTCTTAGACGTAATGCCGGCTTGCTTACCCGCCGCCTCACGGGCAAACGAGACAAGAGAGCTAGCGTTAGTCACACCTAGCCGGGTAGCGATACCCGCTAGTGATAGCTTGAGCGCCGCGCCGTCGTCCGTAGCGTCCCTATGGCGCGCTACGCTTTTCTCCGCCTCCACCGCCGCCGCCTGACCGATAGCCTTAGAGCCGGCGTCTAGGTAGTTTTGGACAAAGGCAGGATCAAAGTCTGCGCCGAGCTGAGCCGCCTTACGCGTACCCTCCGCCACTACTACCCGCTCGAGCACCGGCCGTAGGTCAGAAGCTATCTCAGCCTCGAAGCGTGCCGCCTTGACCCTAGCGGGGTGGCTCTTAGCGGTCTTAGCCAGCCTGTCCAGCGTCGCCGCTACCGTCTCTTCGATCTGGTGAGCGTACGCCTTCCGGCGCTTAACGATGCCGCGCTCTGCCGAAGCCTTAGCAGTCTTAGGAGTGTCCAAGGCGCCGGGATCTTCGCTAGGCGCGGGCTGATCGACCACGCCAGGGAGGCCCGCGTCGGGACCAGGGCTGCCGCCTACCGGGGTTTGCTGCCCGGTAATAGGATCAGTCACCATAGGCACCGTAGGCAGGCCCTCGGAAGGCGCGCCCACTTGCTCAGCGGCCCAAGCCGCCGACACAATGCCAGCCGCCACAAGCGCCGGCAGCCCGACAGAAGCAAAGGCCGAAGTAGCAGCCTCTTCCTCAAGCGGAGCCAAGTCCATGATTCCGCGCCACTCGTCCACAGTCATCCAAGGCTGGCCCACCGCGATATGACCTATAGCCGCTTGCTCCGCAAACGAGCCGCGTAGCTTAGCCTCAAGCGAAAACTCTACGTAGAGCTTACCCTTAGCGCGCTCTTGCTTAGACAAGAGCTGTCGCTCGATGCCCTGAGATATAAAAGTCAGCCTAGGGGCCAGAGCGTTTTGGTAGAGCTGCCGGTTATACTCCGTAATGCTGGAATACGGGGCCGGCTCAAGCCCTAGAATCTGTGGGGAGACCCGGTAAGCGTTAGCCACCGTCCGAGTAGTGAGCTCACGCGAAGCTATGTATTCCTCGGATCGCATACTAATCTGGTCGCTACTCCACTCCATACCTTCCTCGAGCAAGAGCGGCCGGCCACTAGACGCCGCGCCTACGTGCCTATCAGTAAGCTGATCTAGGAATCGGCCACGCGCCGTCTCCGACCAATCCGGCGCCTCAACCGGACGCCTGATAACGCCCGCGTTACGCATACCGTTACGGTACATACCCTCACGGTAGTTACCCGCCGCTTCGTCCTCTGACAGAATCCGCCGAAGAGTCTCAATAGGAGAGATACCCCGGTCGCCGCCGTAGCCGTGTAGGTAAAGAACCTCGCCGCGGTCCAGCTCATCCCGCGAGCCGTCCAGCCGCTGAACCTCGAAAACCTCCGGCCCGAGCGGCCCCGACTCTTTAACCGTAACCGCGTCCGGCCAAAGCCGGGTAACGAAGAGCGCGCCCTTGACCGTGTGAATCTGATAGAAAGCACAGTCGAAAACCTCGAGGTCCGTACTAAAGTCTCGGATAAACTCGTAAGCCGAAAGCTCAGGGTTTGGCTCTCCTAGCATGACCTGTACCGGGTGATCGCTAAGGTACTTCCGCTCTTCGTCCGAGACCCGCTTATAGACCTTGAGCGGTACCTGCCCTAGATTCTCCGCAACAAACGAGACCACCTGGCGCACGGCCGGCTGCGTACGGTACACCTTAGCGTAACTCGAGAAAGCACCGTCATAGCCATAGATCGTAACCGGAGCAGACCAACTAGAGCCCGAAGAGCCCTGCCACTGATCGGCCTGATATGCCGCCTTACGTCCGATGCCAAGAGGCCACTTCACTACTCGACACCGCCGCTAGTGCTAAACATATCGTCAGGCCCTCGCTCTTCGTAGATAGATACGCGCTTACGGCCCCGCCTCATAGCGCCGTCAAGGGCCATGATTCCGGCCACTAGGCCGTCGATACGCGTAGCACTTCGGGTCTTGCTTAGCTTAAGATTCTCCGCCGCGTCGGTCTCTCCGCCCGCGTTATCGGCCATCCACTTAAGGACCGGGTTACCGCCGAGCGCCAGGTTATGCCCCACTACCAAACGTACTAGCTCTTTCGTAGGAGGGCTCATCGTAGCGAAACCCTGACCGATCTTTACCATAGTGAAGCCGTCCGCCTCGAGCTCGTCAGCAAGCTGCGTAGCGCCCCACCTATCGTAAGACACGTCACGGATATCGTAGGACTCTGCCCACTCACGAAGCGTAGGCTTGACCGTAGCGTCAAAGTCGATAACCGCGCCGGGTGAAGTATGGAGGTAGCCCGCGTCTACCCACTCTTGATAAGGGGCTCGGTCTCGCAAGCCACGGTCTCTCAAGTCATCGGCCGGTACCCAGATACGGGCCAGCCACGCGTGCTTATTGTTTGCTAGCGGGAAGTCCAAAACAAGCGCCGTCATATCCGTAGTCTTAGAAAGGTCCAAGCCGCCGAAGCAACGCGCACCCGCCAGCCTCGGCAACTCGATGCCATCGCAAAAGTCCCAGTCAGGCATAGGAATAACGCGCTTAGACTGCCCTACCCACTGGCAAAGCATGAGAGTACGAAAAGAGTTTTGGGCCGAAGGCTGGCCGACCGCCTCGGAAGCCTTACGCTCGTAGTACGAGAGCTCGACAGTCTCACCCAAGCTAGGCGCCGCCGCCTGCCAAGTTTCCGGTAGCGTCCAGTCCGCGTCCTCGGCCACCGTATAGCAGACCCCAAGAAACGTAGGGTCCGTCAAAGAACCGCTAGCGATCTGGCGCGCATACTCTCTTTGCTCAAAAGCGATACTCTGCCGATCCCAGCCGGCCGTACTGATAGCAAAGATAAGAGGCTGAGCCCTCGAGCCCTGAGCCGTCGTCAGAGCATCCCAGAGCACCCGGTCAGGCTGAGCCATTAGCTCGTCAAAGACTAAGCCGTGAAGGTTAAGACCGTAGACGCCGGCCGTCTTGCTCGAGAGCGCCCGAAGCTCCCCGTGCGAACCCGGCACAAGAATCTTACGGGTAGAGTTATAGATGACCGAGCGGCCAGCTAAGTCCTTGTCTTGCTCCACAAGGACACGAGCCATGCCGTAGGCGATACTAGCCTGGTCCTTGTCAGCCGCCGCAAAGAACACTTGAGGGGCCGGCTCGCTATCCTCGTAAGCCAGGTAAAGAGCTATCGCCGCGGCAAACGTGCTCTTGCCATTCTTACGCGGTACCTCTAGGTAGACCTGGCGTATGAGTCTAATCGGGTGGCCATCATCGTCCAGCCGATGCCAGCCGAAAACGTAGCGGATAAGCCGCTCTTGCCACCATGCCAGCCGGAAAGGGTTACCCGCGTAGCGGCCCTGAAAGTGCTTTAGCCGCGTGATAAACGCTACCGCGTGGTCAGCCTTGCCGGCATCATAGAAAGAGCCTAGCGGCGCCCCGCGTGGTGGCTCGAGAATGTCGCGCGAAAGATTATCGCTGCCGGTGTAGGCGCCGTAGGTGTGAATAAACGGGGCGACCTCTGGCACCCGCGGCCGGAGCGGGAAAAGGGGATCGTGAGCTGGCGCATAGTTCCGCTCGATCAGGCCGGCAACGTGCTTACCCGCGGTAGCGCCGCTGGCGCCGCCCGCGACTTTCGCCGTCCGCGCCACGCGGTACCGTCCGTCCTCGAGCGCGGTAACGCTCCGTAGAGATTATGGCGTAGGCTCCGTCCGGCCTAACGCTAATACGACACGCCCGAGACCTTAGCCCGTTCAGGGGGCCACCCCACAGAATCGGGGACGATCAGTGGACAGATCATTCCCCATCGACCCTTTAGGGCCTTGTGCCTTGGACTTTCAGAGTTGGCTTGTTACTCTGTGTGAGTGTCTTTGGTCTTAGGTTGGTATGTCATATGAGTTTGGGATAGTCTGCGTCGTTGGCTTGGACTGTAGGCTATTGCTCTTGCTTGTTTGCGTCCTAGTCCTGTGTCTTGGAGCATCTGGGCTAGGTCTTTACGTGTGGTCCTGACCTCTTGCCTCTTGGCTCTTGTGTCTTTGGTGTTGCTCACTTGTCCGCCGTCCTCGCTCGTATGCATATAACGTGTATGTATGTATAGTGTCTTATGCTTGGCTAGCGGGGGCCAAGGGGCCGCGGCCCGCTCTTGGTAGCTTAGGCACCTGGGTACCTAGCTGGCTCGCTTAGGCGTACGACGCGGGGCCACCCTTACGGCTGGCCAACGCTTACCGGCTGCGTCCCTCGGAGTAGTGGCACGCGCTTACGCGCTTGGGTAGCTCTATGTCCAAGGTACTAAGCCGACGCCGTACGTCTAGTGGAGTAGCGCGGTGCTGCCCCGCGGTCCTAGCTGCGTCCCTCTTGGGGCTTTAGCAGATAGTCGATACTGTCCCTACCCCTACTGACAAGACCTAGCTTACGATAGCACGGCTAATAAGGTAGGCGCAAGCCCATAACGGGATAGCCCCAAGGACGCCATAGCAGAAGCCTCGAGCAACTCTAGAGGACATAGCCGCCGCGGCCGCCGTTTAGGTTAGGATCGTACCCTTCCTGGGGCTGCCGGTGGGCCTCGAGTACGCGGGATAGCTCCCCTTGGAGCTCGTCTACGTACGCCTGGACCTTGAGCCTATACCGCTCCATCTTGGCCAGGATATAGAGCCTGTCCAAGACCGCGCCGGCAAAGCCCGCCACTAGGGCTAAGAGAATCAGCCACCCGATCACGCCTACCGCCTCGTTTCCCTCTGAGTCTTTCGGGTATGGCAGCTCTTACATAAGGTCTGTAAGTTGGCCATATCCCAAGCGCTACCGCCGTCCGCGATAGGTACTACGTGGTCTACCTCGTTGCCGAACCGTAGGCAAGCCTTACACGTATAGCGGTCTCGAGCTAGTACCTTTCGGCGCCACGCCCTCCACCTAGCCGACTTATAGAGCTGAGCGCCTGCCGTCCTGCCTTTGAGCTCGGTATTACGCTCGCCGGCGTGCCTCTGGCAGCGACCTCGGACCTCTGCCCACTCAGGACAGGAGGGCTCGAGGCACGGGGCCACTGGCATAGTTCCGCTTTCCTAGCTTTTCGACCTCAAGCGCTCAAAAGTTCAGAAACCGAAACTTCTGCAGTCTGGCTTTCCTAGCTTTTCGACCTCAAGCGCTCAAAAGTTCAGAAACCGAAACTTCGGAAGTCTGGCTTTCCTAGCTTTTCGACCTCAATCGCTCAAAAGCGCCAGAAGCCAAAGTTTCGGACAGAGACCAAGCGAGGGTAGCCGCATAGCGCGCTAGCACCGTACCGCCTAGCCCTGTCCTTTATCGTTTTTGGGCCTATAAGCAACGTCATACATCGTATGCCATAGGCTTTGGTCCTCTTGGTCTCCGTAGAGCGTAGACCTAAAGACCGTTAAAAGCTCTTCTAGCGTGCGTACGCCAGCGTTACGGAGCACTTGCCTTACCTCTAGAGTAAGCTGCTTTTCTAGCGTGATATCGCATACGGGGCAAGGCATACGGTATACGCTAGCTTCGTCGTCTATGACTATGCTAGACCTAAGTACCGTGACGATCTTAGAGCAGAAGGGGCAAGAGACCGTAGCCGTAGCCGTAGCAGGTTGACTCACGGTAGACCCCTTATCTCTAGAGCTTATACCCCTCTCCTTACATACGGTGACAACGTACGAGAGGTATGCCCTTGACTCTAGACGTATACGGAGCGGAGATATGCTCTTGACTCTAGACTTCCATATGGGGTTGGCTCCCATATAAGTCTAGAGGTTCACCCGTTCGGCGGTACCGCGGCTCTTTCGCTTGCCCGAAGATACAGGTATGACGAAAACACTAGCACCGAGCACGGCGGTAAAGTACGTGGGCTCCATCCTCGAGCTAGGCGGTCGCTCAGGGTGGATCGTAGGACCGTGCCCCGCCATGCTAGGCCGCTACGAGGTAGCGCTCGTTAAGGCCCCAGGGGAGAACGTGCGCCCTGTGCTATACCGTGTCCGTCGTGAGTCTCTAGTAGTAGTGGGCCAATAATGATTGACGTGGTATCGTCCGTAGACGAACTAGAGGAAGGTTGCCCGATATGCTAGCGCTAGATCACTTTGCGGGGCCGGGGGGATGGAGCCTAGCGTGCGAGCGCTTGGGTATCCTCGAGGACGGCGTAGAGATTGACGAGACGGCCGTAGCCACCCGTACGGCCGCTGGCTTTAGCACCATCGGCCGGGACGTACGTACCTCGCCGGTTACGATCCACGATCTTTACATAGCGAGCCCGCCGTGCCAGACCTTTAGCGCGGCCGGTTCAGGTAGCGGTAGGAAGGCCCTAGACGCCGTTCTAAGCGCCGTAGACGCCTTCCGAGGGCCGGAGGACCAATGGCCCACCTACGAGGCTCTGACGGCTCTCCTAGGCGACGAGCGTACCGCGCTCGTACTCGTGCCCTTGCGCCATATCCTGACCGAGCGACCTAGGTACGTGGCCCTTGAGCAAGTGCCTACGGTGCTGCCCGTGTGGAAAGCCATCGGCGCGGTACTTGAGGAATACGGCTATGACTGGCAGGCCGCGAACCTATCCGCCGAGCAATACGGAGTGCCCCAAACGCGCAAGCGGGCCGTACTCGTGGCCTCACGCGTAGGCCCTGCCAACTTGCCTATGCCTACTCACTCGAAGTATTACTCGAGGTCACCCGAGCGCGTAGACGCTGACGTAAAGCCTTGGGTATCTATGGCGGAGGCCCTAGGGTGGACCGCGCCTACCCCGGCTTCCGGCCTACGCCTTCCACGCTGGCCAGAGGCCGAGCGGGAAGCCTTTACCGAGCTAGGCCAAGAGCGTACGTACCAAGCGGAGGTAGCCGAGGACAAGCCTTGGACGCGCTCAAGGCCCGCCACGACGATAGCCACCCGTGACCTAGTGGCGGACCCTGGCGCGAACGCTAACCGCTTTAACGGGGCCACGAAGAGCCGTAACGATGGCGTACGGGTGACCGTGGCCGAGGCCGGGGTATTGCAGTCCTTCCCCGCTGACTTCCCGTGGCAGGGGTCCAAGACCAAGCAATATCAGCAGGTAGGTAACGCTATCCCGCCGCTCTTGGCCGAAGCCGTGCTCTCGGCTTTGCTAGAGCTTGACCTAATCATGTTCGGCAGATAGCGGCCGGCTTTTTTAAGCGGATAATGCCCGAGTCCTTGCTTTCGGCGCGCCTCTCTACTATGGTCTCCCCATAGACCCCGTGACGGTAGGGAGGCTATCGCCTTGTGGAAAAGGACGAAGAGGTACGCCGGCTTAGGCGTAGCCAGCGTGCGGACGATTCCGACGCGGTACGCCGGCAGAGGTTCGGCAGGCGTCAAGTCGCTACCGTCCGGCTCTCTACTGCCTACGCTGGCTTGGGAGACTCGACGTATGACCCTGGCGCGATGATAGAAGAGGGCAGCCCTACGAGCGCCGTAGAGGCGGTAAGGCGCGCTAGGCTATTCGAGGTATCGGCTATCGTCGCTGGCCTCTCAGAAGAGCTTAGAGAGGCTTACAGGATGATCTATGCGGAACGGCTGAGTATCCGGCAGGCAGCGGAGCTGGCAAAGGTGGCGCCGGGTACGATGCAGTACCGGCTCGGCCAGGTTCAGGCAGCGGTTAGGAAGGGGCTCGAGCATGAGTAAGTGCCACCCAAAGGTCTACGCAGCAGATAAGTACGCTGAGCTCGAGGCAGCGGGTCTTAGTAGGCCGCCCTGTAAGTGTCATGGTGAGCCGCAAAAGTGGAACGCTGACGCGCAGCGCCTCGCCGGTGGCTCTTGGCGTTGCGCGGTCAAGAGCCGGGAGGCCGATAACGCTAGGTACGACACGCCGGAGGGCAAGGCCGCTAAGGCTGAGTACGCGGGCAGCGAGAAAGGCAAGGCCACTAGGGCTGAGTACGATGGCAGCGAGGAAGGCAAGGCCGCTAGGGCTAAGTACGATGGCAGCGAGAAAGGCAAAGCCACTAGGGATAGGAATAGCGGCTACGCCAGTGTCCAAACCCGGCGCCGCCGCGCCGCGTCTATTGCTAATAATGAGATAGCACTATCCGATGCCCTAGTGACTTTAGAGTCTGAGTTTGGCTTGACCCTGACCGCCGCCGATCTGGCGCCGACACTAGAAAGGCTAGAAAATGGCTCGTAAGACGGAAGCTGAGCTCCAAAAAGCCACGCTTATTATCACTATCCGTAACGCCTACTCGCTAAAGCAACGGCTCGAGCGGCTGCGATTCTTAGACGACTTCGAGGCCGACGCGCTCGAGGACTTTAACGGCCGGCTAACGGCAGGCAAGTCCTTTACCGTAGAGCCTAAAGAGGTATACGAGGCTATCGCTAATGTTTAGGGGCAGCGCTCCCGGCCTACGTATTCTGGACTTTGACACCGAGGTACGGCCGCTCTCGTACCTTGGGTCTGACTACACTACCGGGGAGGTTACGGGTATCGCTTGCGCGTGGATCGTTAACGGCAAGGTCCGCGATATGCAGTCCTGGCTTTTGGGAGAGGACGACGTAGACGATATGGTAACCGGCTTCCTCGGGCGTTTCGACGCGGCCGATATGGTAACCGGACACTTTATCCGCGGCTATGACCTTCCCGTGCTTAACGGTATGCTCTTGGACCTCGGATACGGGCCGCTAGGTGATAAGCTGACACACTGTACCAAGGGCGAGCTAATCAAGCGTAAGTACGTGTCTGCCAGCCAGGAGAACCTAGGCGCGTCCCTCGGTATCAAGGCTCCAAAGGTCCAGATGAGTCAACAGCTCTGGCGGGAAGCCAACCGGCTCACGCCGGAGGGTATCGCCCTGACCCGTAAGCGGGTAGAGGGTGACGTACGCCAGCACGTCCAGCTCAGGGAAGAGCTTATGGCCCGTGGCTGGCTGGCCCCGCCGAAAGTGTGGCACTCTACCGGGGTGAGTAGCGGTGCCTACACTCCCTAACGACGATGCACCCAAACGGCGCCACTATCGCGGGGACGGTTGCGATCCCGCGCATATCCTGACTATCCTAGCCCCCGAGAATCCCGACGACGTACGAGACCGAGACAAGGCCCATATAGACAGGGACTTGCCTAACTACCGCCGAGCTCACCCTACCGAGGAAGAGCGGCGCCTGGGAGTACCTGGCCAACCTAAGAAAGCAAAGTGGAGGACCGATGGCTAGAGCCGCGGGTGACGAGCGTAACTACCGGGTAGGGATTCTAGACACTAAGGGTAAGCTCGTAGAAGAGCTGGCCGGCCTGCCTAGTGTGACTACCGTTATCGGAGACGCGGACGGTACCAAGAGTGAGGGTCTCAAAGGCTGGACGTATAACGTAACGGCCGCGGCTATTGCCGAGCTACTCGAGGCTGGCACGATCACACCGGGTATGTCCGGTAAGACGATTCAGGCCCGCTTACGGTCCAAGAAACGTACGCACTACGACGAGCTGACCAAGGCTCAAGACCGGGGTACGGCTATACACGACTACGCCGAGCGCTTGCTCTTGGACAAGTGCACCTATGACGACGTGCTCGAGGGTATGCCGCGTGAGCATAGGGGCTATGCCGAAGCGCTCGTATCGTGGCACAAGGCTTACCGAGGTTCGCCGGCAGGGATTGAGCGGGTCTGTGTATCGCTTGAGCACGGGTACGCCGGTACCGCTGACCTCATCGACCAAGTACCCTCGCCCACTACCGAGCGCGGGTCAGTGACTAGGCTAGTCGATTACAAGACCTCGAGCCGGATACACGAGACTCACTTTATCCAAGGTGACGCCTACGCGCTGGCATGGGAGGAAATGGCACGCCGGCGTGGTACGCTAGCCCCAATCGACCTAGTTACCGTGGTACGCTTCGGTGACGATGGCACCTACGAAGAAAAGAGCCGGCCACCACAAGGCGGTAGGGTCTTTCTAAAAATGCTCGAGCTATACCTCGAGCGAAACCGGAAAGGATAGAGCCCCTATGGGATTCTTTGACGAGTACCAGGACACTTCCGCGGGAAACTGGGTCAAGGCGGAAGGCAAGGCCGACCTTATGGAGAGCGGCACACCGTTTACGGTACGCTCGTGCTCTCTCGAGGACACCGAGCGCTTCGGAGAGCGCTACCGGCTCGAGGTCACTTTGGTAGATGGTGAAGAGGCCCTAATGGGCTTCGGAGCGGGCTCGGTCGATTCACGAGACCGTATGCTCGACGCTATGGCTAAGTACCTCGAGGATGACAAGGCAGCAAAGCCTATCGTAGTCCTTGAGAAAAACGGCCGAAGCCAGATCCTTAGGGCTTTCGACCCGGCGTAACGTCTAGCGCTAGTGCGGGGTATCGGCTGAGAAAGTCGGTACCCCGTGCTATCTCAAGACTCTACGGAAGGTACACACTTTGACTATGCTAGAGCACGCGCTCAAGTACGCCAGTCTTGGTATCGCGGTCTTTCCCTGCCGCCCTGACAAGTCCCCGATAACGCCGCATGGCCACGAGGACGCTAGTACCGGCGTAGACGTGATTACGGCGTACTGGGCTCGTGACCCTGGCGCCCTCATAGGTGGAGCTATCCCGCGCGGATACGTAGTGATCGACTTGGACCCGCGTAACGGCTCGGACGAGACCGTAACGGCTCTAGCCAGCCTAGGGGTGAAGTTTCCGCCCACGCTTTCGGCTCTGACTGGCTCCAAGGGCCGGCATAAGTGGTACCGGATTAGCCCCCAAGTGGAGCTTAAGGGTACCGCTGGGCTTGGTATCGACGTTAAGAGGCACGGCAAGGGGTACGTTATCCTTCCGCCCTCGGTATCGGACGCCGGACCTTATCACTGGCAGCAGGGCGAGCCAGACTTCCCCAGGGCTAAGAGGCTGCCAGAGGCAGCTCGAGCGTACTTGACGAAGCGCGAGGTAGCAGAGCGGCGCCCCGCTGACTTCACACCTACGCGCCGGCCGGACTGGCTTAAGGCTACGGCTTACGGTGACTCAGCCCTCGCTAATCAGGGTAGGGCCATCCTGGCCGCAGTCGATGGAGAGCGTAACAACGTCCTTAACTCTGCCGCGTTCGGTATCTATCAGCTCGCGCATGGGGGCGAGATAGACGAGGATTACGCGTCAGAGTTTTTAGCCGAGCTAGCCGAAGAGGTAGGGCTCTCTAAGCGTGAGATAAAGCGGACTCTTAAGAGCGCCTACGAGGCCGCGGCCGACGATCCTAGGGCAGCGCCACCCGTAGACCCGGCCAAGCCGTCAGAGAGCCTCTCAGAGCCTTTAGAGGGCCACTTTTGGACGGACTGGCAAGTAGAAGAGGCCGCGCCACCTTTCTATCTCTACCCACTACTACCCAAAAACGCGTACGTACTAGTCTACGGAGCTACCGAAGCGGCTAAGTCTATGGTATGGAAAGCCCTGTTAACTCAAGCCTCCCATTATGGCATACGCTCGAGCGTCTACTCTCTCGAGAATCCGGCGCACGTAGACCGGGAGAGGCTCAGGCGCCTAGGGCCGGACCCGGCTAACTTCCGCATATCGCACGCCGGCCTAAACTTGGCCGACTTTGCCCAGGCCGAGGCACTCGTTACGCGTGAGCAAGCGTGGCACACTGACGTAATCCTCTTGGACACGTATTCTCACGCGTTCGCTTCTAGGTCCGAGGACGGTAACGCGAAGGCTATAGCCTTTTCTAAGCTAGTCCGTTACATCATGGCCGAGGTAGGGTGCTCGGTAGTCGTGATTGACCATACCGGGTACATGCAAAAGGAAGAGCCGCGGGACGCAAGCGCGAAGAGGCAGGCGGTAGACGTTGCTATCCTTATGGAGAAAGACGGAGCTTGGTCTAAGGGCTCGCCGGCACGGTTCAGGATGAGCAACTATAAAGCGGCGAGGTTCGCTAACCCGTTTTACGAGGTCCGCGGCGCCGTAATCGACACGGACAAAGGTGGCCTAGCCCTTGACTGGCTAGATAAGGACTTTTCGGAGGGGTGGCAGGTATGACCATAGTAGACATATGTCCCGTAAACGGTTGCGACTTACGCGGTGACCCGATAGACCCTGAGTACGCGGACTACTACGCCGAGGGTGCGCGGTACTACTCCAAGATGATCGGCGTAGAGGTCCAAGGGGTCTACGATGGCGTGCTCTACTGGACTTGCTCTACCTGTGGAGTGAGCTGGCCAAGGTTTGACGCGCCCCATAGGCTCCACTACGAAGCGCTTAAGTACGTAGGCGTAGCCTGCCGCTGCCCATGACTAGGCTTAAGCGCCTCCAAGCCGAGGCCGACAAGCGCGGCGTAGTCCAGCCTAGGCCGGCAACCGTGGCCAAGTACGGGTGGACGCTCGAGGACTGGCTAGGCCAGCTCGAGGGTAACCGCTGGCGTTGCCCGATATGCCTACGAGCTCCGAGGACCGGCAAGTACGTCACTGACCACGAGCACGTAAGAGGCTGGGCAACCATGCCCGACGAAGAGCGTAAACTTTACGTTAGGGGCTTGACTTGCTGGACGTGTAACCGTTACCTTTTGGCTAGAGATATCAGCGTAGCCACCGCGCGTAACGTGGTAAGCTACCTTGAGACCTACGACGCCAGGAGGCCAAAGTAAACATGAGTGCATACACCGAGGACGACGTAACCCTCGCACGACAGGTAGGCTACGACTTAGGCTACGACGATGGCTACAAAGATGGCCGGCTCGATGGCTTGAGCGAGGCAGTAGGGGCAGTCAGGCGGGTGCAGTTCTCGCCCGAGCCGCCGCTGGCTAACACTGTGCGGGCAGCAACGCTCCGAGTGGGTGACCGCTTTATGGCCGAAACCCCCGACGAAACCTTCCCAGCGTCACTGAGGGCCCACTTCGGCTGGGGAATGGTGCACGGATGTATGGACTGGCAGTGCGCCCGTGAGGACGGAACGGAGTTCGTCTACTCCATCCACATCGACGCACCAGTGACACTGATTGAGGAAGGTGACAAGGCATGAGCTCGTCATACGAGCTGGCCCCCGCGGGAGAGGTTTTTATGGACGGTAAGGCTACCTACTATCTTCGGCGCATCGGCTCGCCGGGTATCGCCGGGACCATCTTTCTTACGCCTGAGCACGCCACCGCGCTAGCCCAGCAGTTGCGCGCAGGGCGGATCAAACCACAACCACCAACAGGAGAATAATCAGATGCCAGTACGAGTGCAACCAACAGACGCCGACGCCATCATCTTTGACTCAGCCACCAGGTGGTACATTGACGACGAACGACAGTTGCATATCGTCGATGGTGCGGGAGCCCCTGTTGCCGCTTTCTCTGTCAACGCTTGGCAGTCAGTTCAGAAAAAGGTAGGCGCCCTTGTTTTTGGTCACCCTGACCAAAGTAGGGGTGCATCCGACAGTGATACCGCGCAATCGGATACCCGCCCGTGACAAGCCCTCCCGGCCACTCGAGCCGTCTCGGCCCCGCACGCTCAGTAACCGCCGAGTTTAGAGAGGGTGCGGCCGATCAAGTAACCGTGACTGTCGTCCTCACCTACGACATCTGGTGCTGCAACGGCACACACGAGCTAGCAGACGCGGCGGCTGCCGTATCTGCACTACTGAACCAAGACTTCGCAAACGTGGGCGGTGGCGGGGCACCCCCAGAACCACCGGCGGGGGGAGATCAGGGCCTAGCACCCCTAGCTCCTCCCCCCTCCGGTGTCTACCGCCTGACCGCCGCCCTCCCCATCACCACCGGACAAGTCAAACTGGTCAACGTCCTCGCCGCCGGTGCCGCCATCACTGACCGTGCCCTCCTACACGAAGGGATCTCGAAACTGATAGGGCGGGAAGTGCACAGCGTCAAACACCTCACCAAAGCCGAGGCCACCACAGTCATCGAGTCGCTACAGACAAGGCAACCGAAGGAGGCATCGTGATCCGCCCCGTTGACGCTTGGGAGTTGGTCTGCGACTGGCCCGAGTGCGAGAGCACTGCCGATGACGGCTACAACACCATCTACGCCGACAATCCGTATGACCCCGGTGAGATTGCGGAGTACGCCGACTGGCTCACGTCGAAAGACGGGGCCAGCCACTACTGCTGGGAGCATCCGACGACGCGGGCCAGCGACCACACCGGTGGCTTAGCGCTCCCCGATCCGCCGTACCTGCTCATACACGAAGGCGACACCGACAATCCGGTGATGGATGACGGCAGCGTGACGCTGGTTGAGGATAGTGACGGGGCATGAGGCGACTACTGACAATGTTCTACACGCGCAAGTGCGACGGCAAGTGCGGGAATGAGAGTGGTCATAACGCACATCTGACGTGGCTTGGGCGTCGTCGGTACACCCGACCGGCTGGGTGGTGACAGGGCATGAGTGACTGGACCGACGACGCACCGATTATCCCGCTGGACCGCGAACAATGGGGCATTGTGATAGACGCGCTGATCGAACATGCGGCCAGCGCTGCCGCTCGAAAGCACGTCAACCCTGAGTCAACTTCCGACGTTCGGGTCACTATGTGTAACGACCTGATTAGCCTGCTAAACGGCCGGCTGGGGAGTTCTGGTTCTCCGAGAGGATGAAAATGAGCGCGGATAACTACTGGTTGGTTGTTGCCCACCCAGATGGTGACGGATTTACCTACTGTATGCGGTTTGCGTCAGACGACACACCACACGACCCGTCTGCGTTGCCGCGCAATATGACCAAGTACGACACAAGGGCTGATGCTGTCGAAGCTGCGGTACTGGATGATGCCTACACCGAGTACGGCCCGGTCATTCACGTTGACATTCGTCCCCGTCGAGAAGGATGGACATTATGAACTACACGCACGCCGATCTGCTGGCAGGAGCGCAGGAGGGGCGGGAGCGGGCCAAGGGCGACCCCTACGGGTCGATCAAGGCTGAGCAAGCCCGCGATGACCACGCCGATGACCTGGCCGCGACGCTGGACCGGCACAAGCCAATCAGTCCACCGGCCTACCCCGCCTGGTACCCCGCCTGGTGCGCCGGGTGCGACCACCTTTGGGACGAGTGCCCCGACGCCATCCAGGTGGCCGACCGGCTGACCGTGTGGGGCGTGCTCGATGGTGACGGAGCATGAGAATGAGGGTCACCTTCACAACGACGATTGACGAAACTGATCCGGGCGATCCAGCCGATCTCGACAACCTGGTTGATGCCCTATGGGATGTGGCAACGGCACATGGCGCCTACGACCACGGGGGATTCTCCGGTCCCGATGATGGGGGTGACCGAGATGACTGACTACGGCCCCACCGCCGTCTACGAGTGCTGCCGACTGTGGACCGTTTACACGCTCTGGCCTATCGGACGCTGCGGTGGATGTGGACAACGACCCGAGTGGAAGGCAGCCGAGGAAGCATCGCCCGTTGCCGATGCGTTTGATCGCCAGTTTACGGCATGGATGGAGTGGCGATGAGTGACCTACCGTTCAGCTGCCCTAAGTGTGGGCAGCGGTACGGGTTCGGTGACGCCGCCGCACTCATCGGGGTGGTCAGGTCAATCCCATTCACCGATACACCCACGCCGTGCTGCGGGACTCTGGACAGCGGCACCCTGACGCGCAGGGACGACGGGGCAGTGGTGCTGCAATCAGACCTACTGGGAGAGGTTCTGCTGTGACCGTCGAGCCCTACTACCAGGACGAGTCCGTCACCCTGTACCACGGCGACTGTCTGGAGTCTATGGCGTCGATGGATTCAGCTTCTTTCGACCTAATCTTCACGTCCCCTCCCTACAACCTCGGGGTCGGCGGCCACTTCCCGAAGCCGAACGGGAGGAGGGGACTGTGGGACGGCGGCGCGCTGCGCGATGGCTACGCCGACCACCGCTCCGCTAATCAGAGAGGCAGGCGAAAAGTGACGTACGAAGTCCTAGACATAGAAAACGTAGGCGAGCCCCACGAGGGCCGGCTAATATGCGTCGGCCTCGGAGACCGCGCCTACGTACCAAACGGCCCCGGCTGGCAAGACTGCCTAGACCGGCTCGCTAACCCCGATATCGGAAAGATCGTCTTTACCAAGCACGATCACCGCTACCTACTGCTGGCCGGCTACGAGGTAAACGGGCCGATAGTTGACGCTCAAGCTATGGCATGGGTAGTAGACGAGCGGACAGACCTAGACCTAGCCACCCTGAGCCAGCTCTACGTACCTCACACCGTCAAGCGCTCCCGTATCAAAAGCAAGGCCGGAGTCATTGTCTTTGAGTGCGATAACGGAGAGTGGCTACCGCTCGAGGACGCGCCCATAGACGAGGTATGCGCCTATAACGTCCAAGACCTCAAGAGCACCGAAGCGCTAGCCCTCGAGCTCAAGCGGATTATACGTTTTGAGGGCCTAGCAGACTACTACGAGCACGACGTATTACCCTTTACCGAGGTACTCGTTAAGGCCGAGGTACGAGGTCTGCCTATCGACCTCCCCCAAACAGTAACGCTACGCGAGCGCCTCGAGGAAGAGGCGGACTACTACGAGTATCGCCTACGCGCCGAGGGTGGCCTACCCGAAGAGTTTAACCTTAATAGCGCCACGCAGCTAAGCGCCTACCTTTATAACCGTACCTACACTTTCGAGCGCCGGGTAGAGGTCTCAAAGGAAGAGCGGGGAGCCCTCAAGGCTCGGCTAGCCAGCGGGGAGACCGTAGAGCTGGCCGGGATGACACTAGAAAAGGTAGGGACCAAGTACGCCACCGGCTCGGCCAGCCTGCCGGGTCTAGGCTTGAGCACCGAGACCGAGACTGATCGTGGCCAGAAGTCCACAAGCGCTAAGGTACTCCGAGTAGAGCAAGAGCACCCGTGGGTAGACCTCTTGCTCGAGCGGGCCAAGCGCGTAACCGTTGCCGGCTACCTGGCAGGCTTCGAGAAAAGGACCGTGGCCGGCCGCGTATACGGCCGCTTTAACCAGACCGGGACCAAGACCGGCCGGCTTAGCTCTTCCTCCCCGAACCTCCAAAACGTACCGGCGCGGGGAGACCTAGGAAGGGCCTGCCGGGAGCTTTTCAGGCCAGAGCCGGGTACTGGCTTTTTACACGGGGACTACGGCCAGCTCGAGCCACGGCTTATGGCCCACTTTTCGTGTGATCCGGCCCTAGTTTCGATCTTTGACGAAAAGGATGACATATACCTACGTACCGCGGTTATGCTCTGGGGCGACACGCTACCGGAGGGTGCTCGAAACGTATGTAAGGTGCTCGTGCTGGCCCTTGGCTATGGCTCCGGCGCCGAGACTTTGCACCGGCAGCTTGCCGAGGCTGGCTTTCGCTTCCCGTTGCACGAGGTAGAGACCATGCTTGCGCGCCTTAAAGGGGTCTACGCGCGGCTCTTCGAGTGGAAAGAGGACGTGATAGCCACCGCGGCCAACGAGGGCTACGTAGAGACCCTGGCAGGCCATAGGCGCCGCTTTAGCAAGCGCCACGAGCGCCACCGCGGGGAGAGCTGGCGCCAGCAGGCTGCGGACGAGCGGCAGGCCGTAAACGCCGTCATTCAGGGGAGCGCTGCCGATATCGTCGGTAGGACCATGATGGCCGTAGACAGGGAATACGGGGAAGAGCTTAGGCTCTTGGCCCAGGTCCATGATGAGCTACTCTTAGAGTATGACGTAAACCCCGAGCTTGACCCTATCTGCTACGTATATAGGCTACAGTGGCTGGCAGAGTCGGGCCACGGCTTTAAGCTACGGGTACCGCTAGAGTTTATCCCCAAGGTAGTACCGACTTGGGCCGAGGGTAAGGACTAAGACTATGCCACCTACACTACCGCGTATTGCCGTCGATCTTGACGGAGTGGTCTACGACTGGGGCGGTACTGTCCGCTATCTGATCCGAGAGCACCACGGTATAGACTTGCCTGTCTCCGATCACTGGGACTACGTAGAGGAAAACGTACCGCCCGAGGTCTGGCGTTGGCTCTGGACGGAAGGCGTAGAGCTGGGGCTCTTCCGCTACGGCCACCATATCAAGGGCTCGGTAGACGGCTTGAGAGAGCTGGCTAAGGTAGGCTCCCTCGAGGTAGTGACACACCGGCCGCGCGCAGCGCTCCAAGACACGCTACGTTTTATCGCTAACCTGCCGGACGTTTTCGCCGGCGTCCACTTCCTGACGAAGAACGAGCCTAAGAGCATCGTACGCGCCGATCTGTACCTAGACGATGCTCCGCACGTTATCGAAAACGTGCTAGACTTCGGCGCTTCGGCGGTAGTCTTTGACCAAGAGTGGAATCAGTACGTAGACGGTAGAGCGTTTCGAGCTCACGGCTGGCTAGAAGTGCCGATCATGGCAAAGCTGGCCCTATCTTTGGGAAGAGGGGCGTAATGGCAGAGGAAGAGGTACGCGTAACCTCGAGCACGGGAGGCCAGAAAGGGTCCAAGGGTGCCAGGTATGACCTTATTCCTACCGCGCCGCTCGAGGCTCTAGCCCGCCACTACGGCAAAGGGGCCGCTAAGTACGAGCAAGTTAACGGCCGGGATAACTGGCGTAACGGCTACGAGTGGTCTCTATCCTACGCCGCCCTGCAAAGGCACCTAGCCGCGTTTTGGAGCGGAGAGGACATAGACGAAGAGACCGGGAGCGCGCACCTAGTAGCGGCCGCGTGGCACGCGTTTACGTTGCTCGAGTTTATGGAGCACTATCCCGAGCTGGACGACAGGCAAGACCTACTCTACGAGCTCGGCCCTTGCGACTTTGCCGCCAGCCAGCCTCGCGTATCTGTAGGTGTTTTGCTCGAGCCTGGGAGCGACTACCGGCAGCCGTCCGAGCGCCACGACGCTAAGACACTGACGCCGCCGATGATCGGAACGCCGCGCCAGGAATCGCACGGGCTCGCGGCTAAGTGGGCCGGCCGTGGCTAAGCGTATGCCAGAGTCTAAGTACGCGGTAGAGGAGATTATCTGGCTTGACCACGTAGGGCCGGCGTCCTGGCCGGACCATACACCCAAGAAGCTAGAGCTAGAGCGCCGCGTATCGGTAGGGTACGTGGTCTACGAGGACTGGGAACGCCTAGTGTTCGCCGGTACGGTAGACACCACAGGATGCCACGATATGACCGCCCTAGGTACGGCTCTGATTGTCTCAAGGAAGGTACTCTCGTAATGGGATACATGGGTAAGGTAGCTCGGTACGGATTCCAGCTCGGACTAGACCGCGTGCTCGTAGAGATAATCAGCGACGCGCACGGCTCCATTACCGAGGTCCGCGTCAAGGACAGGCTAGCGCTTGCTAAAACGTGGTCTAGGCCCTGGGAGCTAATCAGCCAGGACGTAGAGGTATCCGTAGACTCGAGCCAAGGTCAAGGCTAGTGCTTGTGTCTTACTTAGTGAGCCGCTGGCCGGTCAGGACGTGTAAAGCGTATGACCGGGAAGGCTTATTATGCGGAGGGTCGCCTATCATCCTGTACCCGGTAGAGCTTTGCTCTGAGCACGAGTACCTACTCGATCCAAAGAGACTGCTATGACCGCGCAAGATCGGCCTTTCGTATCTCTGACAGGGGACTACTGCCCTAAAGGCAAGTGCCTACGTAAGCCTGACCACGAGGGGCCTTGCTGGCCGCTCGTGCCAACCGAGGAAGGGGTATCGTGAGCAACGTCAAGCCGCTAGAGGGCCTCGAGGTCTGCCCGCTATGTAAGCTAGTGGGCTACGTAGAGGTAGAGGACATTATGGCAGTCTGCCCTAGGTGCTTTGGGGAGGGCCTAGTAGCGAAGAGGCAGGCCAGTCCCGCCG